GCAGAATAGTGCAATTAAATAGTCAGAAGAGTGGTAGTGTGTGCCCTTATAATATAAAACACACACTACTCTCAGTAGGTGGAAAGGCTGTTAGTAGTGGGACGCTTGCGCTTAGCCTGTGGCCCTTGACAGGCCACACAGGCAAAGCCCATCCGCTGAAGCCGGCACACCTCCCACTACATTGCCAGCCTACAAGCTCACTCGATTGGGAGAATAAAATCAATCATCAGCCTAACCGATTAACCGGCAGAACAGGTATCACTCAGCTTACCCATTCACTCGTTCAAAATATTATACCGGTTAGGAGGTATAAATATATCCGTCAGATATCCGATAAGAATATACTATCAGCAATCACAGCTAAGAGGGGTAAAGATATCCTGTCTGCAATCACAGATAGGAGGTACAAGGATAGGGTTCGGTCAATCACAGCAAATCGGGCATTCAGAGGAATGGCGGGATTGGCGGTCTTATACCTTAGCGTGGTAGATTGTATAGGTTGGAGGCTAAAAACGCTCTGAGCGTCCTCTACGGGGCTTTAAAGGGCTATTCTGTCTTACTACCTTCAGCCCACTCGTCAATGATTTGTCCGGCAGATAATTTCTTCTGCTCGGAGAGATGCTTAATCTGATCCCTGGTAGCTGGATCGATCATGCAATGAAATTGAACTCGTTTGACTCCTTTGCGGTTCGGAGGTCTGCCTGTTTGGTTTGGGCGTTTTCCACCCCATTGTTTTTTATCGGTCATGCTGGTCTTCAATATCTTTTTCGGTATGAAAGCAAGTACAAGCCTCCGTGTCATCGATATGGCAGACTAGCTGGCAGATCGGACAGCTGTAATAATTGTCATCGTTCATTTGGCTAAATGTAAAAGTTGTCCCTTGATTCTGTTAAAGAGCTTCACGGCCTCAACCTGTTGGTTGGCACAAAACTTTTTCCTAGTTTCATTGTGGCCTTCGTTCCTTATCTTCTGCTCACCCCAGTAAGTACCTTGTCTAAGCAAAGCATCGGTGATGATATGTAATTCTTTTTTTGTAAATTTCATGTGGTTGGATCTCCTTATGCAGTTTCTTCAAGTTCTGCTTCTATGTGACTATCAATGTAATCTTTCGCATCGGATAAAGTATCAAGGCATTCATCGTAACCATCGGATTCTCTCTCTGCCCACCACTCGGTGCATTTAGGCAATGCCCAAACTTTGCGTTCAATTTTCCAACCTCTGTAAGTATAAACTCCAGCTTCGATTTTTTTAGCAGTATATGTAGTATTGTTATTCATACCCTCAATCTAGCTTACCTGTACAGAAAAGCAAGTATTATTTTCATTTATTTTTCAATAATGTTGTAAAAGGTTAATAACTAACGATCTAGGAAACGAAAAAATTTACGATTCCACATCAGTAACCTCAGCATCGATTACCTTCTCATCCTTCAGATTGGCAAGCTCTGCTCGGATTTCATCCAGGCTGAGAGATTTCTTCACTTCGATAGTCTGAGTAGGCTCACCTTCATACTGGCGATGCTTGTCGATTAATATACCGGTAGCGATTGGTAGAACTCCGTTTGGTATTTCATCGTCCTGTAGCTTCGTTATGAGCTTTTCTACCGCAAGCTGAGTCGCCGTTCCGATTAAGCCTTTAAGATGCTTTTTTGTATTTTTCAGCGTTTCCTGTTCCCTGGACTTAACGACTGCAACTGTATGAGCTGTTATCTTACACTGCTTTGTAATACTCGTTATTGTGGAACCCTCTGCCAGCATCTGAACGCATTTAGCATAATCGTTAGGTCTCTTATCGAAAAGTTTCTGTCCGGTCCAAACTGCGGGACAGGCTTCCTCGACAACTAAATTAGCCGGAAGGTTCTCGGCTTTCTGATATGCTCTCGGTCTTTTCGTAGGCATGATTTCAATCGGTGTGACATATTGAGAAAGTAATCTCAATAAGAAATCAGTCAAGGAGAATTAGACATAATCATTCTTGCACGAAATTAGTGTAAATATTAAATAGCTGATTATTAATGCTTTATGAAAACGCAAATGAATCGTGCAGTTTGTAAAATTATATCAGTCAATCGCCAACAGGGGGGGAGGGGGGTCGGATCGGGCGGCCCGCCGGTCACCGAGACCGATTGTAGCCCATGAAAAAATTTCCACAAATTGCTCCACATTGCTCCACGTATTCCTCCACATTGCTCCACATAGTGTTAGCTCATGTTAGCATATGTTAGCTTATGTTAGCTTATGCTGGAATATGCTAGGATTAAATCTTAACCCCCTGATTATCAGGATGTCCGAACAAAATTTCACTAATTTTCACAAATTGCCTCACCAGGTGTACCACTCGCCAATCCATCTGCTACAATAAAATTATGCCACTTTCATGGACACCGCATCCAGCCTTACCAGCCTTAACCTCCGATGAGATGCTGTCGATGACCCCCGAATCAATTCTCGCATACTGGGAGAAAAGAGAACAGGCGATTAAGGATGAGAAGGATGATCCTTATCGCCACGGCTTCGAGCTAGACATTTGGAAACGAGCAGATGATCAGCTAAAGACTCACTCCGAAATATTAATTATGGGCGGTAATCGGAGTTCAAAGAGTCATTTTTGCGCTCGAAGAGTAGTTCAATCCCTAGTAGAGAACCCTGGAACTATTATTTGGTGCTTAACAGAGACATCAGCAAACAGCATTCAATTTCAGCAAGCCCTTATATACAACGCATTACCTAAAGAACTGAAAAGCCTCGGAAGGGGTAAAGTCGGATATGTCATGTACAGCCTTCGTAATGGCTTTACTGCATCTAAGTTTACGCTGAATAACGGAAGTCAGTGTATTTTCCGTAACTGGTCCCAAGATATCAGCACCATTGAGGGAGGAGAGATCGGTTCACCGCAAGATCCAGTCAACGGAACACATAACATCGGCTATTGGGCAGACGAATTAGTACCGATGTCATGGGTAAATACCCTTCGTTTTAGAACAGTTACCCGCAATTCCAAGGGAATTATCAGCTTCACCGCCGTTGACGGATGGAACTCGGTAGTCAAATCGATGCTCACAGGTGCCCGCACCATAGAGTCAACGAAAGCGGACCTATTGGACGGCGAGGAAGTCCCCCTCGTTCAACAGCCCATCCGCAAAGCCAGTTCTGTTGTGTATTTTCATACAGCGGCGAATCCCTTTGGCGGTTGGGCGGCCATGAAGAATCAATTGGAGGGGGAGAAGCGGGAGACAATATTGTGTCGGGCGTATGGAGTGCCTGTGAGGCAGTCTAGGGCAATCTTTCCTAATCTTACCGATAAGAACTTCGTATCCCCCGAAAATCTCCCCGATTTCTCGGATGCAAATTGGGTATTATCGATTGATCCGGCGGGAGCAAAGCCCTGGACAATGGTATTATTTGCCATCGATCCGCATGGAGTTGCCTGGGCGGTAAAGGAATTTCCTGATTTTGACACATGGGGAGGATGGATTGATCTGACCAAGGATAAATTATCCGCTGGCGAGGCGGCCCAACCGAACGGGTACGGATTGAAGGATTACGCAGATGAGATTAGGAGGATGGAGAAGATATGTGGGGACAGTGAGGTAATTCGGGTGATTGACCCCCGTTTAGGAGCGGCGAGTTATCAGAAGGCGGAAGGATCTTCCAACATTATCGATGATTTATCGGATGAAGATATTATTGTTCAGCCCGCTGAAGCCTTGGACATCGAGACGGGTCTTCAGGCGATCAATAATTTACTCGCATGGGATCGGGAAAAGGAGATGGGATTGGATAATCATCCTAAATTGATGTTCAGCGATGAGTGCCAAAATCTCATAAGCTGTCTTCAGGCATATAGTCCTGGAAACTTGAAGGATTTTTCCAAAGATTTTGTTGATGTATGTAGATATTTTTGCATCGGCAATTTTGAATATTTTCACGAGGAGGAATTAATTTCAAGCGGTGGAGGATCGTATTAAATGGCAACAAATCGAAAGTGGAGCGAGGAACAGCGTGAGGAAGTGGTTGAGCTTCGTAAAAGCGGGATAAGCTGGGCGAAGATAACTAAGCAGACGGGCATCCCAAAGGGGACATGCATTGGATTTTGGAAGGAATCTGCAAAGGATGAGGATTTACCGGCTAAATCGGAGACAGTTATGGCGAGGGTGCTTAAACTGGTCCCCAATCCTCGCTTAATGCTTATTTACTTTGATGATCGGGAGGGGGTTGCTCGATGCGTTAAGCGGCCTCAGGACAACCGCCCACCGAAGAGTCAGGTTTTAGTTAAAAAGGTCGAGGATGATCTGTATCGAATCGTATGAGCAGACGGAAAAGAGGATCGATTCGATGCTCAGAGAGATGGTCATTGAGGAGGGCTTGGCGGCAATGGATTCGGGAAGAGACCCGAAAGCGTACACGCTCAAGGAGATTAGCGAATTTATCGGAGTGCCAATAGTGGCGGTTCACAGGGTGGAAAAAGAGGCACTGAAAAAACTTAAAAAAATAATGTTACAATGGAAAATCAATGAGTGAAAATGGATTAGAAGTACAGGAGTTTGATGA